TCATTTCGGGATGCTGATCTACAAATTCCAGATAACTGTTTTCTCGAGCCTTAACGTCAGCAGCATGCTTCATTGGCTCCAGAATAGCGGACATACCTTTAGCGATTCCACGTTGAATGCGAGCCTCTACACCCTCTTCTGTGAAGATGTCAGGCAACTCACCTTCTGGCTCTGTCAAAAGCTTCTGTACTTCTGGATCTTCGACCAAGTTCGCAAACTCGGCTTGGCGCTTCGAGAACTCACGCTCCATGTCAGAAAGAGATCGTTCTCTCTTTTCGATCTCAGTTTGCAACGCTTCCATTTCAGCAACGTGCTTTTGCTCTGCAAGTTTGCGATCCACTCGTGCTGTAGGCGGCAAGTCTTTGATGTGATCTTCAGTAATCTTTTCGTAGAACCCATCATGCTGAAGTTCTTCGATCTCACCAAGTTCAGCGTCTAATGCATTGAAGCTACTCGGCTCTGGCTCTGGCTCTGGCTCTGGCTCTGCAGAGACTTCTTGTTCAATTACTTCGCCAGAAGGAGCCGCATCAACTGATTCATCCGATACCAAATCTGACAAATCACCAGTGT